TTGGACAGACTGTGGTTATAAAAATATAATTCGCATTAAAGGTAGTAATATAGCCGTTTTTAGGAAACTAATAGCTTTAAAAATAAAAAAAATAACACAACTGTAACACAACCTGATTTTTTTAAAATATAGCTTCAATAGAAAAAAGTCAAGGAGTACTAAACTCCAAGACTTTTTTATTTGAATATAGCATTTAATTTTTTAGCAGCATCTATTTTCATATCACTAGTAACATGTGTATAGATGTTCATTGTTGTATTAATATTACTATGTCCCATTAATGCTTGTACTGTTTTGATAGGAACTCCTTCTTCAAATAATCTAGTCGCATAAGTATGTCTTAAACCATGAAATTTAATTTTAGAGATCATAGACTTGTTTAATAATGAAATAAAGTCTTTTCGTAAATTACTTTGATTAAGTGGTGTAAAATTATTTGTAACAAATACAAAATTATTAGAAGAAGTTATAGTTCCTGTAAAGGCAATTTTATTTTTATTATAAGTTTTTTTATAATCTTTTAGTAACTGAGTTAATTTTAATGGGATTGGTATATCTCGAATACTACTTGAAGTTTTAGGGGTTTGCAATAATACTTTAGTTCTTTTAGTTCCATTTTCTTCAACGACATCTGAATATCTTAGACTTTGCCTAACATGAATTATATTATTTTCAAAGTCTATATTATCCCATGTAAGTCCTAAAATTTCACCTATTCTCATACCAGTATATAAAGCCAAATAAAATAAAGATTCAAATCTATGCCCTTTACAAGCATTTAAAAACTTTTCTTGCTCTTCTCTAGTTAAATAATTAATTTTAACTTCTTTAGTTAATTTAGGTAAGTTAACTAAGTCACAATAATTTCTTAAAATATATCCTTCTTTTACCGCATGTGATAAAATAGCCTTTAATATTTTATTAGTATTGTGAACTATATTTGGTGTTATATTTTCTTTTTTAGATAATATGTTATAATAGTTTTGTAAGTCTATAGCTCTCAAATCTTTAAGTTTAATGTTAGAGATTTGGGAGTTTTTTATATACAATCTAACAATATCTTCATATCTTGAAAATGAAGCTGGTTTTAGTTGATTATATTTAAATTTAAATAACCATAAATGAGCATATTCACCAATTGTTATTTTATCATCAGTAGGTAAGAGGTTATTATTATGTTTGTATTTATAATCAGTCATTTTATCTAAAACTTCTTTTTTAGTTTTACCATAAAACTGTTTCCTTATTAATTTTCCTTCATCATTACGTCCAATAGTTAAAGCTCCACGCCATCTATTTTTATCCTTTTGATGATATATGGTTCCTTCACCATTGCTTTTTTTTGTTGCCATTGCTGTCATCACCTTCTATATAAAATAAAAATTCTCTTTAACTATAGCATAAAAAAATATACCTATAAATACAAGTTCAAAGTATTGAATTAAAGAAACATAAAATAGCTTAATGATATGTAGCTTTTTTTTATAATATGGTAAAATTATATATGATTAGGAGGAATGCCAATGTTAAAGAAATATTATATTGCTTTGTATCTTATGGGCATATCAAATGAAAATATTATATTAATAATTAATAATTTTACCACAGAAGACCTTAAGCTTTTATTTAAAGGAAAGGAATTGTTAAATTTACAATTTAAGTACAATATTAATATAGAAAAGTATATAGATAAGTTTAATGATAGCCAATATATTATGGATATATTAAAAAGAGCAAAAGATATTGAGGAAAAAAGTAAAAGGTTAAAAATAAAAATCATACCATATAATAATAAATTTTATCCAAAAGTATTAAAAGAAATAAATAATCCACCTGCAATACTTTATTTAAAAGGGAAATATATAAATAAAAAAGATGAAAAATCAGTTGCTTGTGTAGGTGCAAGAAATATAAATTTATTTGGCAAAACCTCAATAGAAGCTATAGTTCCTAACTTAGTGAATGAAAAATTCACAATAATAAGTGGACTAGCAGAAGGGGTTGATGCGAAATCACATAATATTTGTTTAGAGAATAATGGGAGAACAATTGCTGTTTTGGCACATGGTTTAGATATGATATATCCAGAAAAAAATAAAGAGCTAGCACAAGCAATATTAGAGAATGGTGGAACACTTATATCTGAATATCCAGTTACATTTGGACCTGAAAAGTATAGGTTTGTAAATAGAAATAGAATTATTGCTGGTTTAGCAAAAGCAGTTATTATATTTCAGAGTAAAGTAAAAAGTGGAAGTATGCATACAGTTAATTTTGCTTTGGAAAATGATAAGAAAGTATTTGCTCCATACCCTGCAATGGTTGATGAATCTGTAACTGGGTTAGCAGAATTAATAAAATTAGGAAAAGCTATTCCAATACGATGTAAGAATGATTATAGACTAATAATAAATGCTTTAAATTATAGACTTAATAGAAATTTAAAACAAACTAAAGATTTGAAAAATGCTATTTTATCGAATTTAGTGGCTAGTAATATATATAATGAAGTTGAGGAATTAGATAAAAATAAAAGTTTATCTTTTTATACAAATGAAGAAAGTTATAAAGAATTTAAAAAATTTCTAATTGAAAATAATTTAAGTTCTTCAGAATTTTTTAATGCTGTAATTTTAAAGTACATAAAATAGGGGGAATAAGAATGAAAAAAGTATTAATATTATCTAGTGAAGTATTTACTGATTTAACTATAGAAAAAAAAAGAGAGTTTCAAAATTTCATAAATGAAAATATTAAAAATGGAAATAAAATAGTTTTCACATCTAGAGAAGCTTCAAAAAAAGCAGAGTTAAATGAGATAGAATTTAATAGTAATGTATTTTTTATTCAACGTGATACGCTTGTAAATATGATAAAAGAAGTTTTTAAAACTAAGGATGATTATTATTTTATAGTCATAGGAACGAAAGATCACGATTTATATTTAGCATCAACTAACAAACTTTTTTTTGTATATCCAAATTGGTGCAAAGAACCTCAGGAAAAAGCTCAAAAGTATGGATTTAAAGTAACCAATATACGAGGGCTAAAATTATTAGTCGATATTATAGAAAATCAACAAAGTTGGTATTTTAAACTAGAGTTAGATGAGAAAACAACTGTTTTAGGTCTTACTAACGCAGGAACTTATGGAAGACACTCACAGGAAGAGCTTGAAATGATAAGAGCATTTAGAGCCATATTAAAAGATGGAGAAAAAAATTTATATAAAGTTTTATTAGTTCATTTTTTAGCAGCAATAAGTAGTAATAATGAATTTAGAGAAATAAAAGATTGGGGGATAATGCCTTCATCTGGAACAGAGCTTAACAAAGATATGTTAGATTTCAAAGAAAAAGCTCGTATACTTATGTATGGGAAAAAAGAAGCTCCAATTTTTTTAAGGCATACAAAAACATTTAAAAGTCATGATCCTCAAAATAAAGATAAAGATAGAATACCATGTGATAGGCATTTTGAAACTATACAAATAAACCCTGCTTATAAGGGGAAATTAAAGAATAGAGTTGTATGTATTTTTGATGATTATACTACTAATGGAACTACATTTGAAACAGCACGAAATTTATTATTAAAAGAAAATGTTAAAAAGGTTTTCTTTGTTTCTTTGGGTAAGTTTGGAAATGGCTATTATCAACAAGATTATAAAATTACAGGAAATACAACTGAGAAAAATGGTTATAAATATGAACTTCTAAATAGAAAAAAAAGACATGATTTTTTTATTGAAAAAAAAGCTATAAGAGAAATTGAAAGTTTACATGATTTAATTTATGCTAAAAAATAGAATATTAAATTTTATAAGTTTTTATAAGATAATTTTATTTAGCTATTATTAAAGAAGCACTATTAGAAAAATATGTGCTTCTTTTTTTATTTTACAAATTCATAAACTACGGAGTTAATTTTAAAATAGATAAATAAGGTTCAAAAATTAATAGATAATTTATATGCAAACTGTTACGCTATCAGTATAGGTGGATAGTTTTTAAAAAAAAATATTAAATATTTAAAGTTGAATATAATTTAATTTATATTTCCATTAAAAAATAAACTTAAGTTACTACTGATAGTATAATAGAGGAAAAATTAATAAATCAATAAAGTCATTAAATTGCAATAATATAGGGAGAAGAATAATATAAAAGTGTATCGCAGATATAATTTTTATTGATAAATTTTAGTGAAAAGAGTAAAATTATATGCAAACATACATTCGTGTTTACAAAAATGAAAATATTTATGTAGATAGTAAAAATATTAAATCTTCAAAGAAGGAGAGATGTAAATGAGTTTAAATAATTCAAATGAAATGTGTTTTAGGGCAGAAGGAGCTGATCAAGGAGAAATTACAATAGATTGGCTAGTAGATTCTATAAAGGAATTAGAAGAAAAAATAGAAGATATAAGTAAAATAGTTGAAAGAAGTAGAGGACTAAAGGTGAAAATGAACGTACAAATTGGTTATAGGTGCTAGTAATGAAAGATGACTTAACATTAAGTGAAAGAAAAGAACTTAGACTTTTTTTTGAAGAAATTAATAGTATAGCACATGATAGAAAAAGTAATGAGGATCATGCAACAGTGAAAATAAATAATATAAAAGAATTAGCAAAATTATTAGTAAAAATGAAGAATAGTTATAATAAACAAGAAAAGGAAGCTTTAATGGCTAAGCTTCCTGAATATATAAAAAAAATAGAGGTGGAAGTACTCCCATTACCACCTTTTAGAGACTAAGGAATGCAAATAATATTCCCCAGCAGCTTTTTGGAATTCTGTCCAATTAGAAAATTGAGTGTTATTTGCAATAAATTCATTAAATTTAACTAGTGAATTTTGTGAGATATCCTTATTAAAGTTACCTTTTTCGATAAATTCATCCCAAGAATTAAATGAGGTATATTGGCTCATAAATGACTCATTGAATAATTCATTAATAGTTGGATTAATTTGCATATTTGTTCACCCCCTTTCATCATTAGTTAACATAATATTAACATTGTTAGATGGACAAGCCAATTCGGAACGTAAGTTCTAAGTTTATATTAGACATAAAGGAGAGCACCATGGAAAGTAAGAATAAAGAAGTAGAAATTAAAAATTTTTTAAAATCTCAAATTATAGAGAAAAATATAAATACAATAGAATGGAAAAATATAAAAAAAGACATTAAAAAGAAAAACCAATCAAATTAAGATTGGTTTCTTTGTTTATTAAGAGAAGTTTCTATTATGTTAATTAACATTTCTTGTGTTTCTTGATTTATAGGCTCACCAGGAACAATTACTTTTTGTTCTACAAGAACTTTAATCATTTCATCTACCATATTGTTTATAGGTCGACAAGTAATATAATCTAAGCTAACACCATAAAAATCAGCAAGTGAACTGAGAGCTTCTAAAGTTCCACTACGTTCTCCATTTTCTAAACGTGATAAAGATGTTTTACTAATTCCTGTTTTTTTCTCTAGATCACGCAATGACAATCCTCGAGATTGTCTTAATTCCTTTAATCTTTCTGCTTGTGTCATATCATCACTCCCTTTTATTTATATAATAACGTCCTTTTGGGGACGATTCAAGTAAGAAAAATAAAATTCAACATGTCCCCAAATGGAAACTTAAATAAAAGAAGAATAAAAGAGTATAAGAGAGTATATTTAATTTAATTATTCAAAATAAGGATTTTTAAATTTGTTAAGTCCCCGAATGGAAACTATAATAAAAGCATATCAAGGAGGTGAGCACAAATGACATTCACTGAAATAAGGAAAAACAGACATAGAAATGATTCAGTAAGAAAAGCAGCAATAAAAATAGGAATATCAAAAAGTGCATTTTTTCATTATGAAACTTATGATAGATTCCCTAAAAAAGAAACTTTAAGAAAGATTCAAAAGGCTTATAACCTAACGAATGAAGACATAGCAACTTTATTTTTGAATTATTACTTACATTAAGAGGAGGAATAAAAATGAAAAATATGCTTTACACAACAGGATTAAAAATAGTAGTAAAAGGATTAATTATATGGAGCATGATATTTCATAAAAGTATTAAAGAAAAAGTTCTTGAAGAGGGACCTATAACTGATAAAGCTTGGAGCAGTAAGAAACTTAAAACTATTGATAGAGTAGATAACTTAATAACTTGGAATGTATATAAGTTTTTAGGTGAAGGATATGTATCTACTGATAATAAAAAAATATTAAGAATGCAATTAAGCTTAGTTAACTTATATTTAGGACATGCACAAGAAATGTTATACGTAGCATAAAAAAGCAGGAGGAATAAAGTGAAATACACAATAATGGGATTTAACCAAGCTAAGGCTGTGGAATTAAATCTAGATACAGATGATTTACTCATATTAAGTTATTTTTCAGATTTTAGAGATACAGAATTAATGGTATCAGAAGAATTTGAAGGGAAAAGATACTATTGGCTTAGATATGATGCATTATTAGAAAATTTACCTATATTGGGTTTAAAAAGCAAGGATGCATTAAGAAGAAGATTAAAAAAGTTACAGGATGCTAAAGTACTTTGTCATTACTGTAAAAAAACAAAAGAGGGTACTTATTCATTTTATGGAATAGATGAAAATTTTTTAATACTTAAGTGCACCCCACTAGAAAGTAGGGTGGGTTTAGAGCTTGCAAATAAAGAAAATTCAACCACTCGACTTAAAAGTAGTGTGGGCACACGACTCAAAAGTAGCACGGGTACGACTCAAAAGTCGGACAGGGTACCTCTCAAAAGTAGCACGGGTACGACTCAAAAGTCGGACCAAAATATTAATCTATTAAAAGATTCTTCTATTAAAAATATTAGTCTATTAGAAAATAAAGAGCAAAGTTCTTCGTCCGATTCTCTTTTAGGAATTAGAGAAGAGATAGCTAAGACTTTACTACCTTATTCAAATTATGAAAATTGTAATGCAGTTTATGATACATGGTTTAAGAATAGTAATATAACTGAAATCAATGGAAATATAAAAATTAGTGTTGCTAAGGAGATTTTAAGAGTATTCCCTAAGAAATATATTGGAATATTAGAAAAGGCTTTAAATAAGAAAATAGAGTTATTAGAAAGTAACTAAAAATTAGGAGGAACAACAATGGATAACAATAATAATGAATTTGTAGATTTAACAGAGCAAGTGAAAGAAATGAAAAGGCAGTTTCAAAGACAAACTATGACAATTGCAGAGCTTCAGGAAGTTTTAGGATTATCCTATAACAAAACTAGGGAATTGGTACATCATGAGGATTTTCCAAAAGTAAAAGTAGGTAGATTTTATAGAATTATAATTTCAGAAGTACCTAAGTGGTTAAAGGATCATATAGGAATGACTGTGTAATTTGTTAATTCGATTTTTAGCAAAAATCAAAATAAGAGGAGCGTTATAAAATGCAATATAAAGAGTTAAAACGTTATATGAAAGAGTGTGTGAATTATGGAATTGAACCTAGTATGACTAACTTAATAAAGAACTTAAGAGCTAAGGATAATACTAAATATGCAATTAAATATTTGATAAAAGGAGAATAAAGATGAAAGTAAAATTGCTAAGAATATCAAAGCATATAACACAAAAGGAATTAGCTAAGATGGTTGGTGTATCTCATGTAACAATCGCAAGGATAGAAAAAGATATGATTGACCAAATAAGAGTAGGAACTTTAAAAAAGGTTGCTAAAGCTCTTGATACAACAGTTAAAGAATTGTTTTTTGATGAAGAGGAGAGATAAAAATGAAGAAAAAAGATAATGAATGTAAACAATGTGAAATCTTAGAGGCTGAATTAAAGATTGAAAAGCTGAAATTTGGACTATGGGATAGAGAACTAAGCAAACGTAACGAAGAAACAGACAAATGGCAAGAAATTATAAAAAAGCAAGATGAAGAAATTGAACTTTTAAAAGGAATGATTAAAGTAATGAACAAAGCGCTGGAAATGGCTTCAGAAACTACAAAAAAACAAATTGAAACAATGAAAAAGAATACTAAGGAGGAATTTTAAAATGAATAATTTAGTAATAAGAGGAATTCAAATAATAGAAGGTAAAGAAGTAAAAGTAATTGAAGGTGGATTTGGAGAAGGGCAAAAATGTATGTTAGCTAGTGATATAGCAGAACAACATAATGTAGAAGCTAGAGCAATTCAACAATTAATAAATAGAAATATAAAAAGATTCACTAATAATGACTTGGTGAATTTATATTCAAAAGATTTCAAAATCACAGCTAGTGATTTAGGATTAATAACTTCAAATAATCAAAAATATTGTTATCTGCTTTCAGAAAGAGGATACACAAAATTAGTTGCAATGATGGCTAATGATAATGAAAAGAAATGGGAGGTAATGGACAAGCTTATTGATGATTATTTTAATATGAGAGCAGAAAAAAGAAATGAATATCATACACCTAAAACTCCAGAAGAGATTATGATTTATCAATTACAAGAGCAGCAAAAAATTAAAGAGCAGCAACAACAAATGAAACAACAAATTAATCAAGTTAATCATAGAACTTTAAAAGTTGAAAATGAAATAGATAATTTACCCCTTTTAACTGTAGATTGTAATGAGCTTAGTTCTTTAGCTAAAAGAAAGATAGTTGCATTGCTTGGGGGAAAGGAAGCTCCTGCTTATAAAAAATGTAATAGAAAAGCTTTTAGTGATTTGTATAAAGAATTACATAGAAACTTTGGAGTGACTAGTATGTGTGCTATTAAAAGAAAAGATTTAGAGTTAGCTAAGCAAGTAATTATGGATTATAAATTTCCAGTTGTACTTAAACAAGAAATTGATAATATCAATAATCAAATAAGTATGGAAATGGACAGAGCTTTATAGAAGGTTATTCACCGATTAAGGTGAAGCCTATTCTATAGAAATGAGGTAGAAATATGGATAAAAAAGTGATAACAGACTTAATAGTTAAAAGAGTACAAGCTGGTGAAAACTTAAGAATGGTATTAGCTGATTTTAATGTTGCTAATGAAAAATTAGGATTATTTAAATGCTTTATATGTAATCAAGTAATTTCACCTAAACATGATGATTTTATTGTTGATGGTTCACATTCACATTTACATTGTCATGCAGGGCTTATATAAAAGGAGGATAAAACAATGGAAGAAAATACAGTGTTAAAAGGACAAATAGATATAATGGAGGCTTTAAAAATGATAGAAGAAACTAAAGAAGTACAAGATATAGAGGTTAATGAGGAGGAAACAGGATTTAAAATTATTGATAAATCAACTTGTGATTGGTGCTTTAAATTAATATCAGAATATAAAGAAGAACACAAAGAAATAAACGCTTATGCAGATGCAGAAATAGATAAGATTAATAAATGGCGTGAAGCAGAATTAAAACATTATGATACAAGCTTTTTAGAGGCTAAGTTAAAAGAATATTATATGGAGCAAAGAGCATTGAACCCTAAGTTTAGATTATCAATGCCTTCTGGAACAGTAAGCAGCAGAAAAGAGCCCAAGTACAATTATGTTGATGAAGAACAAGTTATTAAATATTTAAAAGAAAATCATTCTGCAGCTTTAAGAGTTAAAGAAGAAATAGATAAGAGAGTATTTAGAAAAATTTATAAAGATGGTATAGATCATGAGACAGGAGAAATTATTCCAGGAGTTGAAGTTAGTATAGTTGAAAGCTTTATTGTTAAAACAAAATAAAAAAAAGATAGTAGGGGGAACTACTATCTAAGATAATATAACGCTTTAGCTACACTATTTTTAAAAGATTATAAGAAAATTATAACATATATCAAAGGAGAGAGCAATTGTGAATGTAATACAAAAGATAATAGAATGCAGAAAAATGATAGATAAAACAGTAAAGGATGCTAATGGTTATGGATACACATATGTAAGTGGTTCGCAGTTATTAGAAAAGATAAGGCCAAAGATGGATGAATTGGGTCTATTCCTACAAGTAGAAACTTTTAATGTTGAATGGTCTACTCATGACTATAAAAATTCCAAGGATGAATTAAAAACAGATTTTATAGTAACAGGAGACATCGGATATACTTGGATAAATGCAGAAGAGCCAAATGATAAATTAGAATGTAATTTTAGTTTATTAGGACAACAGGATGACATAAGTAAAGCTTTTGGTAGTGGATTAACTTATTCTGAGAGATATTTTATATTAAAACTCTTACAAGCACCTACCGATAATGATGATCCTGATAAAAAAGATACAACTAATAAATTTAGTTATGGGAATAGAGCACCAAGACAATCACAACAAGTTGGGGGGGCAATTGGAAAATGTGTTGAATGTGGAACTTCTATCAATGCAGCAGTAACAACATTTAGTAATAAAAAGTTTGGTAAACCTTTATGTATAGATTGCCAAAAGAAACAAGCTTAGGAGGATATGACAATGATGAATTTATGCACAATAGAAAAAGATTTAAAATACATGAACAAAGGAAATATAAATGTTAGTAGAGATTATGATGGTACTCCTTATTTAGCTATTAGCATTGGTGATGAATTAATAACAATTATTATAAATGAAAATGAATTTAAAGCACTTACGAAGAAGTTAGGAGAGTAAAGATATGAAGAGTAGTTTAGAACAGTATTATATTAAAAAAAATCAACATATTACTTTAGATAATTTGACTAAAAAGAAGCTAGAAAGGAGGATGAAGCGTTATTATGAAATTTTTAAAGAAAATGATAATAAGGAACCTTTTGCTATGATTTATGAATTTTACACTAATATAGATGATTCATTAACTTACAAAGAGGCTGAATATATCTATAACTTATGTAGAAACAAGTATTTGAATGAGATAAGTTCATTACCAGTGGAAGAAAATGAAGAGGAAGAAGTGGAGCAAGAAGATCAGGGCTATGAATTTAACAATTTAAATGAATGGGCAGAAGATAGAGCTAAAAACGCTAGAAAATTTAAAGATCCTGAGTTCTATATGTACTTAGTTAATAATTATTTTAAATATAAACAAAAAGATTTAATGAAATTATTAGAAAAAGAATTTAAATTAAAAGTTCCAGAAGGGTATATAGGACCTCTTTGGAGGGAATATTTAGCTAAAGTTGAGGTAAAGGAAGTTTAGTAATGAAAGTAGTAGTAGAAGGAAAAATAAGAGGAAAGCAAAGGCCTAGAGTAGTTAAGGGTCATGCTTTTACACCAAAAGAAACAAAAGATTATGAAAACTTAGTAAAAATGAATTATATAAATCAAGCAGGAAAGTATTTTTTAGGACCTGTTAGGGCGAGAATAGAAGCTTACTATAAAATACCTAAAAGTTATTCTAAGAAAAGAGTACAAGCTATTAAAGAAGGTAAGGAAGAACCTATTAAAAAGCCAGATAGTGATAATATAGCAAAAATAATATTAGATAGTTTAAATTCTACAGCATATAAGGATGATGCACAGGTTATTGAGTTAACAGTTATTAAGAGATATACAGAAAGAATGGAAAGAGTAGAGTTTGAAATAGAGGAACTATAGGAGGAAGAGTAATGAGTGTAGGTTGGTATAGTTGTGATTATTGCGAAGAAATATTTTGTGATTATGGGGAATGTATTTGTGAGTGTGGTAAAAAATGGTGTTGTAATGAATGTGCTGAGGAAGATGGATTTAAAGAAGCTCATTGTAAATTAGGTTATGACATAAGATATGAATATTCAGATGATGAAAGATGTGAGAAAGAAACTTGTTATAAATGTGAAAATTTTATAGAAGAAAGTTGTTCTTACTGTAGAGAAGAAAAATTTACAGAGGAAGAAATGTTAGAAAAAGCTTTAGAGTTGTTAGGAATTACTGAGGAAGAACTTACAAAAGAAATGAGGGAGAGCGATGAATAAGTTAATACAGATAGAAAATATGGATGATTTAATTATTTATTCAGATAGAATACCAACAGTGATTTTACAAGATGTAGAAAAAAGGATTGGTGATTACTTAGCGATGGGAGGAAACTACAATGATCCATATATAAAGCAACAATTTAGATTTATAAATAATTATTTTAAAAAATATAGTATAGCTAAGTAGAGGAGGAAGAGTAATGGACAAATATCCAATAAAAGAAGTTGCAATATCTAAAACTTATATGGCTCATGTGTTTATAAGAGCAGAAAGTGATAAAGAAGCTTTGGAGAAAGCTAGAACATTATGTGAAGCTAGAAAGTTTGATGATCAGTTTACAGATGAAGCAATATATGATGTAGAGAAATGGAATGCATATAAAGAAGATGTTATAAATGAGGATTTTATTTATTAGAGAAATAGGAGGAAGAGTAATGAAAAGAAAAATTAAATTTAGAGGGAAATATCCACAAACTAATTATTGGGTAGTAGGAGGATATTATAAGCACCTAAAGAAAACTCCTAATCCTATTGGAGATTCTATAAAGGAAGAGGATTATCAATCTCTAATTATGACTAGTGGGTTTTCAGATTGGAATATGCCTAAGAAAATAGAGTGTTTTGAGGTAGATGAAAAAACAGTAGGTCAATATATAGGGCTAAAAGATAAAAATGGAAAAGAGATTTATGAAGGCGATATAGTAAAAACTAAATATGGAATAGAGAGAATAGAATATTTTGATAAAGAAGCAAGATTTAGAATAACTAACTACAATGGTGGAAGCGATAAAATAAGTGATTATATTTATGATGGTGGATTAGAAGTTATTGGAAATATTTATGAAAATAAAGATTTATTAGGAAACAGGGAGGAAGAGTAATGGATAAATTAGAAGCTATAAAAAATGAATTAAGAGAAATGATAGAGCAATGTGAATCAAATTATAGGTGCAATGGATGTTCATATAAAGATAAATGTTATGAAAGGCTGGCATTTCATACACCAGAATTTTGTTTAAAAATAATAGAAAATTGTGAAGAATTATTAATTGATTAAAAGTTAATAGGGTGGGAAAGCTCAAACTAAATAGAAAGGATGTGAATATCCTCTCTAGGTGTGTAGTGTATATAATATTCCGTATATGACCATTTTGGCGACATTAACAAAATGGTTTAAGTAGAGCTGGTGGGATTATAAAAAAGAAAGAGGTAACTTATGAATAAAGTAATATTAATAGGAAGATTAACAAAGGACCCAGAGCTAAGATTTGCAGCAGGAAGTGGAACGGCAGTTACTAGATTTACAGTTGCAGTTAATAGACAAATGAAAAGGGATGAAGCTGATTTTATAAATTGTATAGCATTTGGTAAAGCTGGAGAAGCAATAGCGCAATACTTAACTAAAGGTAGACAGATAGCGATTGCTGGTAATATTAGGACAGGAAGCTACGAAGCTAAAGATGGTACAAAAAGATATACTACAGATGTAGTTGTAGAAAACTTTGAATTCTTAAGTTCAGATAAGCAGAATGGACAAGCACCAGGAAGTAATGAGTTTCCACAAGTAGATTGGGGAGAGCAAGTACCACAAGAAGATGGAGATATACCGTTTTAATGATAACTATATTGATTATTTTAATTTTAATAAATTATAAATTTTAACATAAAAAAAGGAAGCTCGATACCTCAAGCTCCAATTCAAATAAACAACATATTTATTATATCATAGAGATTGGAGAAGAGGTATTAAATGATAGTAAAAAATATATTAGAAGAATATAGAGAAAATAAAAGAAGATTAATATTTTTAGAAAAGGAATTACAATATATAAATAAGAATACTGAGGATATAGGAGCAGTACAACTTACAGAAAAAACAGGAGTAACTAATAAGGTAAATAATAATATAGAAAATAAGTATATAAGAAAAGAAGTAGAAATTGAGAGTATTGTAAATGAAATAAATTATTTAAAGTATGTTATAGAGTTAGCTGAATTTTATATTAGTATAGCTGATACAGAAGAGGAACAGGATTTATTAAAATATAGGTATCAAAGTGGGTGGAAAATGAGTAGAATAGCTACGAGAGTAAATTTAAGTGAGAGTGGTGTAAGAATGAAATTAGAGAGGGCATTGAAGAAAATAGATAAAATAGTCGATTTAAATAATATGAAATATATTAAAGGTTTAGGAGCATAGGTATGAAATCATGGGAAATATAAAAGTTGAATTTAATGAAGATGAAATAATAAAACTAAAAGATTGTATAGAATATGTGGAAAGAGAAACTAGAAGAATAAAAGATGTAATTAATCTAAATGAAAAAGAAGAAGCTAATTTAGAGAAATTTATGAAAGGATTAAAAGAAATGAAAGAAAAAATCTATAAGTCAAAGAATAAAGAGAGAAGAGAGCCTTAAAAGGTTCTTTTTTTATTTAAAAAAGGATAAGGTTGGTATGGGTATGTATAAAAAAGAAGCTAAATAACAGTTCTTTTTGAGAGACTAGATGTTTTTGTGTAAATAATATTTTATTACTAAAAGTTTATTTCATAGATATCTTTCATTTAAAATAATACTTCTATAATTATTTTGTTTTAAAATTTATATATTAAATATTTTTATTTTTTTAATAAATATGTATTTACTTTTATTATATTATATGGTAAAATATAGATATTAATATTGATAAGGGGGAATTTTATGAAAAAAAAATTTGTCCAAAGTGTAGCAATCTCATTAGCACTGTTATCTATTTCTTCAATAACTAATATTGTTCCAGCAACTAATGCAATAGCTAAGGAAACATCTAATAACGTATCTAATGAAATATCTAAAAAGGCTTCTTATGATAATGTAGATACCTTAATTGAAAGAGGAAGATATAATACAAAATATAATTTTGTAAAGAGAATGGAAAAATATATTCCTAATGCTATGGCATATTTGGATAAGGTTACTGTAAATCCACAAGGAAATGATTTTTATATTAGTAATCCTAAAGCGGAATTAGATGGAAACCCATCAATGAATTATCTTGAAGATGTTTATGTTGGAAAATCTCTCTTAACTAACAATACTTCACAAGAACAAAAATTAAAATCACAATCATTTACTTGTAAAAGCATTGATACTGTAACGGCAACTACCACTCATACTGTGGGAACAGCGATACAAGCAACTGCCAAATTTACTGTTCCTTTTAATGAAACAGGAGTATCATTAACTACTAGTTATAGTTTTGCAAACACAAATACTAATACTAATTCAAAAGAATTTACTCATACTATTCCTTCTCAAGATATACTAGTCCCAGCTAATACTACTGTAGAAATAATAGCATATCTAAAAAAAGTTAATGTTAAAGGAAATGTAAAGTTAGTAGGACAAGCGGCTGGAAGTGAATGGGGAGAGATACCTAGTTATTTAATGTTTCCTAGGGATGGGTATAAATTTAGTTTAGCTGATACAGTAAATAAAAGTGATTTAAATGAAGATGGTACTATTAATATTAATGGAAAAGGAAATTATAGTGCAGTTATAGGAGACGAGTTAATAGTTAAGGTTAGAAACTTAAATACAAATAGTGTACAAGAATATGTAATACCTGCAGATAAACGCGAAAAAAGCAACGATTCAAATATAGTAAAATATAAGAGTCTTTCTCTTAAGGCACCAGAAGTAAAATAGAATTATTTATATAAAAAATATGCTTAAAATGTGCGATAGTATAACTATTTACAGTGGTATAATGTTAACGTAGAATGATTTCATACTTTTTTTCATCGTCGTTAGTGGATATACCCCTTATAAATAGAGAAACACCCTTAGGGGTGTTTCTTATTTTGGGTGAAATTGTTCTATAAATTAAATATGAGGATAATATTATGCAAAATAAGTTGACTTCAAAACAGGAGGCATTTGTAAGACATATTATCGAAGGTAAGAGTAAAACACAGGCTTATAAATTAGCTTATGATACAAGTAATTTTAAAGAAAGTACAATCAATGTAAAAGCTTCTAAATTGTTTAAAAGCCAAAGTGTTCAAGATAGATATAATGAAATGCTGGAAGAGTTAAAAAAAGAAGTAATCTATGATAGAAGTATTGCTCTTAAAGATTTAACTACTATAAAGGATATTGCTCTGGCTGAAATTAAGAAAGATAAAAAAGTTGGATATAATAATGGATTTATGGCTCTTAAAGCTATAGAACTATTAAACAACTTATTATTAATATCATCTACAGATGAAGCGAAATTAAAGCTAGAATATGAGAAATTAGAGTTTGCTAAATCTAAAGTTGCAAAAGATAATGAAGATTTACAAAAAGAAAATGCAAAATTATTAAGAGAGTTGGTTGCAGATGTCCAAGAATCAGAATAGGAAATGGACTTTAAAGCAGTTAGAAGTATTAAATTGCATTAGAAGAGAAAAACCAAAGATATTAATTTGCTATGGAGCAATGAGAGCTGGGAAAACTTATGTTTTATCTATTGCTTTTTTATCTCACATAGCTAAATATGAAGGTCAAAATAAAAATTTTATTATCGGTGGAGCAACTTATGCGAATATATGGAGAAATATATTAAATGATTGGGAAACACTCCTAAGCATTAAAATTAAACTTCATAAAGATAATAGTTTTGATTTATTCGGGAATAAGATTTATGTATTTGGTGGAGACAATGCCTCTTCATGGAAAGCAGTAAGAGGATTTACTGCTACAGGAGCATTACTTAATGAGGCAACAGCATTACATAATACTTTTGTTAAAGAATGTATTGCGAGATGTTCAGATGCTGGAGCTGTTATTTACATGGATACCAATCCAGACAATCCAACTCATTTTGTTAAAACTGATTATGTAGATAAATCAGGAACTAGATTCAAAAATGGGAAATTGAATATACAAGCATTTCACTTTACTTTATATGATAATAACTTCCTAGATGATGAATATGTTGAGAGTATAGAAAATGCAACTCCAACAGGAATGTTTTTTGATAGAAATATTCTTGGGAAATGGGTATCACCAGAGGGAGTTGTGTATAAAGATTTTAACTTAGAGGCTCATGTGATACCTCTTCAATCTATTCCAAAAGATATAAAATGGTTAAGATTTTGGGGTGGAGTGGACTGGGGTTATCAGCACAAAGGCTCAATAACTATTTTTGGAATGGATACAGAGCATAATATCTATATGATTGAAGAACATACAAAGCAATACAAGGAAATAGATTACTGGGTTAAAGTAGCTAAGGATTTTATAGCTAAGTATGGGAATATTCAATTTTTTGCAGATAGTGCTAGACCAGAACATGTAGCTCGTTTTAATCGAGAACATATTAAGTGTATAAATGCTAATAAAAAAGTGTTAGCTGGTATAGAAGTAGTTTCTAAGCTGTTAAAAGTGAGGAAACTATTTTTTATTAAAGAAAATATTGATAAAGTGCTTGAAGAGTTTAATTTATATGTCTGGAATGAAACAACTGGTGAACCAGTAAAACAAAATGATGATGTGCTAGATTCATTAAGATATGCAATTTATAGCTTATATATTTTATATCCAAAGCTCTTTAAATGTATTGAGTAGGAGGTGAAGAGGTGGGAATTTTAAAGAAGATAAAAAGCTTTTTTAATAAAGGTGGTGATAATATGGACACTAATAATTATCTAACAGAAGCTACCTTATTAGATTTATATGATGAATTTGTAATGTCTGAAAAATTTAATTGGATGGATATAGGTGAAAGATATTACAGAAATAAAACTGATATAGAAAAGAGAGTTAAATACAAAGTACAAAATGGGCAACAAGTTATAGATGAAACTATGCCAAATAATAAACTTAAATTTAATTATACCAAGCTCATTGTGGACCAAAAAGTTAATTATTGTTTATCTAAAGCACCACAATTTAGCTGTGAGGATGAACAGTATTTAAAGGCTTTTGAAGATATGTTAAAAGAAAATAAATTTGATTATTATTTACCTCTTCTAGGAACTCAAACATCAAACAATGGTATTGGATGGCTACAACCTTATATAGATATACAAGGAAATTTTAAATTTATATTAGTACCAGCTAAACAATGCATTCCATTATGGGAAGATGATTTACATATGCAGTTAAGAGCAATGATAAGAGTATATCAAAGTTTAGAGAACTTTAATATTAATAGTCCTCAACCAATAACTATTTTGGAATATTGGACCTCAACAGGAATGCAGAAATTTAAAGTTGATGGTACGAATTTAGTTCAATTAAATAATTTTGATTTATTAACAACAGTAGATGGTAAGTTTACAGGAGAATCAGCACATTATAAAGCTGGTGATTGGTTAAAGAGTTGGGGAAAAGTTCCCTTTATTCCGTTTAAAAATAATATGTTTGAAACTCCAGATATACAGGATTTTAAAACTTTAATTGATGATATTGAAAGAAATAAATCAGATGTAAGCAATGGACTAGAAGAGTTAAGGCAAAGGATTATTATCTTAGAAAATGCTGGTGGAACGGAAGTAGAAGAATTTTTATCTAATTTAAGACTTTACGGTATAGCAAAGACTAATAATGTAGATGGTTCAGGCTCAAAGATTGATGTATTAAATACACCACTTGATTGTCAGGGTTCTATGGAGCATACAACTTCAGTAAAAACTGCCTTAATGGAAATTGCACAAGCAGCAAATACAAGTCAACAATGGACAGTACCACCAGCAGGTGTAACATTAGAACTTTTATATAGAGGATTAGATATTAAATGTAATGGCTTTGAAGCTCAATTTAAGTTTGGAATAAATGAACTGCAATATTTCTTTAAAAAGTATTTAGAAGATAAAGGGCAAACGGTTAGCGAAATTGCTACGGTAGAATTTATTAGAGATACTCCACAGAATGTTAATGAACAAATTCAAAATATTAAAGATTCAGTTGATAGTGGTTCTTTAAGTAAAGAAACTGCAATTAGAAAAAATCCTTTAGTAGATGATCCAGAAGATGAATATAAAAAAATTCAATCTGAAAATAAGGAATATAATTTCGATAGTATTCCTTTTAAGAGCTTTAAGTAATGAATAGTAATCAACAAGCAAACAACATTTGGAGTATATATAACAAAAAAGAGCAAGAGAAGATAAAATGGTTGTTAATTATGTATATATGGCTAAAACGTAGTAGGCGAGTAGCAGAAGAATTACATGAGATACCACATAAAAACTCTACGGATTATAAGCATTATAGAAGTTATTTATTACATTTAGTACATGAAACTTTAGAACAACAAGCTAGAGATATAAATCAAACTATAGGTAAACACTTAGAAGAGGTTTATGAGGAAATTTTTAAGCAAGTTGCTAAAGACTTAGATAACGCACACTTACAAATGCCTAGTAAAGAGGAAATTTATAAACTTACTCATGAGGTTTGGGTAGGAGATAAAAACTTTGAACAAAGAACATATTGGAATATTAATCAAGTATATAAAAAGTATCTTGATATAGTTAATTCAGATAAAGAATTAGATGAAAAATTAAAAGAACTAGATAAATTACAGCAAAATTATTGGTACAGGATTCACAGATTAGTGAGAACTGAAACAATGCACGTAATTAATATTGCTACTATGAGAGTTTATAGAGCATGTGGAATTGGTTTGGTTAAATGGATAACTTGTATGGATGAAAGAACATGTAAGGTATGTGCATCTAGGGATGAAGTGATTTATCCAATCGATATGTGTCCAATGTACCCAGACCACCCTAATTGTCGTTGTATATTAGTAGCAGTTCAATTAAAAAGATGGAGGTAATGAATAATGAATGAATTTGAACAATTTTTAAAGAGCTTAGAGCTTGATGAAGGAAAAATAAAAACAATAGCAGATAAATTTAATTCAGTTATTAAAGAAAATTCTTCAAAGGTTGAAAAAGAAGTATTAGAAAAGTTCAAAGATTATGAAGATGTAAAAGGTAAAGCTAGTAAGCTAGAAAAGGAATTAGAAAAGGTAAACTCAACCTTGGAGGAAAAGAGTAACGCATATAAAACATTAGAACAAACATTAGAAAAAAACACAAAAGAATTTGAGAGTAAATTAAATGATACTGTAATCAGTAAAGAAATAGAAAAGGCTTTATTAAACATTAAAAATGGTGAGTTATTAATGCCACAAATTAATAAAGAGAATATAAAACTTAATAAAGATGGAAAAGTCGAGGGATTAGCCGAACAGATGGAAACATTAAAAGCTAATTACCCAGACTTTTTTAATGCAGAAAAACAACTTAGTGGACAAGTTCCACAACAAAATACACAAAATCCTAATCTACCTCTTACTGAAGCTGAGGTGGCAACTTGGACCCAAGATAAAATAATGGAAAATTGGGATAAAGTAAAAGGGTTATTTTTTAAATAGTAAAAGGAGATAAATAAATGGCAGATATAAGTAATACAACAGTACCTAATGCAGGAAATACAGTAAATACAGTAAATGTACAGCCTTGGAATCCTGTAAAACCAGGTGGGGGAATAAATAGTTTTATACCAGCAGTTTGGAATGCAGGTATATTATTAAGTTTTTATGAGAAAGCTTTAACACCTTATATAACTATGAGAGCAGATGACATCGCTGGGGGAATGATTATATATAACTTCTTACAAGATGTACAAGTAGATGATTATACTGGAACTGATATAGATTATAGTGAATTAGATACTACTGCAATAACAATTCCAATGGATCAAGCTAAAAGTTGGGCATTTAAAGTTGGAGATATTCAAAAAAGACAAAGCAAAAATGCCTCATATATTCAAAAAGCTATTGTATCAGCAGGAAGACAGTTACAAAAAGCAATAGATACAGCAGTGCTTCAAGCTCAAATAAAAAATGCACAAAAGAATGGTGTGAATTTAGGAACTGTAACTGTATCAGCAGAAAATGTATATGACATATTAGTTAATATAGACATTGAAATGTCAAAGATGGATATGCCTGAAGAAGAAAGATTTTGTGTTGTTAGTCATGATGTAATGGGAATGCTTAGAAAAGACCCTAGATTTACATTCCAACCACAAATATTACGTGATGGAATATTAGAGGGGTCAAAAGTAGCTAATATGACTATTTATACAACTAATTATTTACCTTCAACAGTAGCTAAAAATAATACAGATGCAACAGTACAAATAATTGCTGGACATCCAGAATGTTGGGGGTTTGCTGCTGAACTAGATGAATGTGAAAAATTAAGAGCACAAGGTAATTTTGCAGATTTATATAGAGGATTATATTCTTATGGAGCTGGGCCAATTAGAAAGAAAAATTATGTAACTGCAACATTTTCATTAGATACAAGTATTGAGCCTAATATAGTAATTGAAGAAACTAAAAATTAATGCTTGAAACATTATTATTAATCTTAGGAATAGAGGAAAGTGATAAAACCTCTATTTCTATTTTAAATTACTATATAACAAAAGCTACTCAATACTTTTTAAATGAAACTAACTTAGAAGCAATGCCAGTATCAGCAGGAGATATAATTATTGATTTAGTTATATTAATGTGGAATAAACGAGGTTCAGAAGGATTAAGTTCAGAGAATCATAGTGGCATTAGCTATAGTTGGCTTGATGATATACCTATGGAGCTCAAAAGACAACTTGTATCTTATAGGGTGATAACATGGTAACGAATAGAAATATGCAAAAGGCAATAGTACAAACTTTATCATTAGAAAAAAATGAATTATTAGAAGCAGTAGAAGTTTGGAACAATGGAGATACTTTTGATATAAGTATTAATAAAGTTAAAAATACAACTATAGTTAATGGAGCATTAGTATATTTAATAACTTATAAAGCTCTAACAAAATATAAAAAAATAAATAAAGCTACTAATAGAATTTATATCCCAGCGACAGATGAAATATATTATATTGAAGATGTAGGGACGGATAATCTTTGGACATGCTTAGAATTGAAGAGAATTGAAGTATGAATTTATCAATTCAATTTAATACAGATGATTTTATATCAAGTTATAAAAATGCTGTTAAATATCAAGTAGATACTATAGAGAAGAATCTTAATACTACTGCTGAGAAAATACTAGAGGAATCCAAAGATAGAACACCAATTGATGTAGGAACATTAAGAGATAATTCAGATTTTGAAGTTAAAAAAGAAGATTATGAATTAGTAGCTTGGATAGGATATTTTGAGTTTTATGGTGTTTATGTTCATCAAGGAACAGGAATATTTGCACTACATGGCGATGGAAGAAAAACACCTTGGTGGTGGAAAGGTACTACACAAAAATGGGAAGGATGGCATCATACCCATGGGCAAAAGCCTAAACAATTTCTTTGGGACACCTTAACAGATTATATTGAGAAGATACCTCTTTTATTAGCGGAGGGATTAACATAATGCAACAATCAATAATTCAATACTTAGTAAATAGTAAAGATTTAAATGAGGTTATCAATGTTAAAGATAACCTTTTTCCTATTTACGCTTTAATTCCTGAGAGTACTTTAAGTTCTCTTGTTAATCCAGTAATGGAATATCAGTATAGAGATCTTAGAGGGGGATATGAAAAACAAAGCCAATTTTCAATAAATATTATTGGAATTAATTATATGAATATAGTAAAAGTTCAAATGGCTTTAAATAAGATTTTAGATTTTAACTTAAATACAGACTTTATAATATTCGATAAAGTAAAGTTCAATTCTCAAATTAGTGGAGGTTCAACATCTCTGTTTCGAGAAGATTTAAAGTTATATCAAGTCAATTTAAATTACTTAATAAAGTGGAGGTATACAAATGAGTAATACAGTAGGAAGTTCAACAGGAACTTTAGCAAATGGAACACAATATGGAGTAGGTTTAGCTAATAATGGTAGTGACACAATACTTCTAGGTGGCGGAGCAGTTTATATAATGCCTATTGAAGGAGTAACATCTATTCCAGATGATAGTGTGATAGAAACAGCAGCAAATAATGTTGGTTGGTGTGAATCTGGAGCGAAAATTCAGTACAAGCCTAAATTAGCTGATATATACAATCAATATGACCAACTTGTTAAAAGATTTATAACAAGAGAAAATTTAACTTTTAAAACAGGAATATTAACATGGAATTTAGAGAATTTATCTAAATTATCTAATGCTAACTTTATTCCAGCAACAGAAAATAACTTAGAAAGAAGAGTAGTATTTACTGGAACAGGAGCATTAAATACGGTCTTATTAAGATTTGTGTATATTAAAGAAAATGGTAAAGCTATTAGATTTACTATGGTAGGTCAAGGTGGTAATGGCTTTGGATTAGATTTTAGTGATAAAGCTACATCAATAGATGCTGAAATCCAAGGGATTCAATATTTTAATAATTTCTTTGCAGAGTTTAGAGAAGAATTAAGTGAAGTAGAATTTAATGCTTTAAATCCAGCACCTAAGCAAGTTCAATAATAAATTAGAATAATCAGTAGAAAAGAGGTAATACAATGAATACAATATTAAACTTAGATGAATATAGCAAAAATACAGAATTAACATTCGGAGGGAAATCATATACTCTTCCACCAATTACATATAAAACTCGAAATGAATTAATGGATATATTTGAGAGCATATCAAAATCAGAAGATGAAGAAAGTAAAAAAAATGCTGATTTAACTTTAATAGTTACTTATCTAAATACAAACTTAAATCAAGCAGTATTTACAGTTGAAGAGTTAGCACCAATTATGAATGCATATCAAAGTACAGCATTAACTCAATTTATTATAAATCAAATTAGAGGGATTGAAAAAAACTAGATATTCCTATTCCTCATAAACATAGAGCAGCTATAATAAAGAAATATTTCAATGTAGAGGAATGGGAGCAGTCAGAAGAATTTAGAGTAGTAACTGCTGACATAAAACAGATTAAAGAATATACAGGGTTAAGTTTTTTAGAAATAGAAAACTTGCCCTATTTTAAGTTCATGCTGTATAGAAGAGATGCTTGGTTATATCAACAGAAAACAAGCGAACAGGGAAGAGAATTTTTAAAAACTCTAAAAGAATTAACAACTAGTACAGCAGATGTTCAAGCAATTAGAAGAAAACAAAGAGAAATGGAAGGGAGGTAATTGAATATATGGGAAGTGGAAATCCAAGTGTTGAATTAGCACCTCTCCGTGGATCCATTGAATTTAATTTAGATGCTTTTGAAGAATTAGAATCATCAATTAATAACTTAAAAGATAATTTAGAGGATTTAAGTAGCAATATTGAATTTACAAGTAATATTGATAATTTAGTAGAGCAATTTAATGATTTAACAGATAGGTTAAGTGATTTAAATGAACATCTTACTATTAGTTCTAATATTGATAACATATTGGACCAAATAAATGTCTTAAAAGAAAATTTATTAGATATGGATGCAACAATTCATATAGAGAGTAATATTTCACAAATTATAGAAGAAAGCAATAATTTGAAAGATGAACTAGATGATTTGACAGAACACTTAACTATCAGTTCAAATATTGATAATATATTTGACCAGCTAAGTAATTTAAAGGATGAGCTTAGTGAGCTTGGTGGGAAAATTGATTTATCAATAGATAGTAGCACTATTATGGATGAAATAAGTGTGTTAAAAGATAATTTAGGTGATATTGATTCAACAATTCATATTACAAGCAATATTCAAGAGATTTTAGAACAGGCTGAAGATTTAAGGGATGCTCTTTCAAGAAGTTTTAATGTTGAAATTAATAGTAATATCAGTAATTTTGAGAGTAAAATGGATGCTTTAAGTGAAAGTATTGAAGAAAGTCAAGCATTTACACAACAAGAAATTGAATTTTTACAATCTCTAGGAGCAACAGTTGAAGAACTGCAAGGTCATTTAGAAGGATTAGCATCAAGTACAGAAGGTGCTACTAGCGAAATGCGTAGTAGTTTTGATGAAACAATGTCTAGTGCAGATGAATTAAAAGCAACATTGAGTAGATTAGAAATAACATTAGGTTCTTTAAAGTATATGGCAGATATTAAAGGGAATTTGACTATAGAAGGTATCACATCAACATTAGGCGAATTAGATGAATTGCAGAGTGAAGTTGCAAATGTAATGAGAGAGGTTGAAAGTTTAGATAATACTTTTGATATTACTGGAGAAGATTTTAATGAAATAACAAGTAGAGGTCAAGAACTTAGTAATTCAATTTTTGATTTACAGGAAAAAGTATCAGGCTTAGGTGAAAGAAGTGAAGTTACAAGAGAAGAAACAGAATCATTTGGCAAAGAAATGTTAGAATCAGGACAAAATGCGTTATGGAATGGGCAAATGATTAGTAGTATGATGTCACCAATTCGAACAGTTGGAGAAGAAATGTTTGAGTTAGGATTAAAAACTAGTAGTGCAATGACTGTAACGAAGCATCTTTTTGGGGCTAGTTCTATTCAAGTTGACAAGTGGTCAAAAAATACAGTAAATAGTATGGGATTAGCCCAAGGAGCAGCTTTAGCTACAGCTGAAAAATTTGGAATGAGTGCACGAACACTTGGAGCTAATAAAAAACAAGCTGCTTTATTAGCTGAAGGATATACTCAGTTAGCTCAACATATTAATTTAGGAACACAAGGAAATATAAGTTATGAAACAGCTTCCCAAGCATGTTTGGCAGCTATGGCAGGACAAACTTATGGGCTTAAATCTTTAGGGATAAGTTTTAGCACAAGCAAAGAGAATGCTGAAGCAGCCGCATTAGGTTATCATAAAGCATATTCAAAATTAACACCTGTTCAACAAGCAACTGTTAGACTAAAACTAGCTCAGAGTGAATTAAATAAGCAATTTGGAACTACTAAACAAGACTTACAAACTAATTATGGGCAATGGGAGAAAACTAAAGCTCAGTTAGAGAAAGTAGGAGAGACTTTAGGAGAACAATTAGTACCTGCTGTATTGACTATGGCGAGGGATGTTGGACGTCTAGCAGAGAAATTTGAACATTTATCTACTCCAGCCAAAGATGCTGTGTTAGCAATAGGTGGATTATTAGCAATTGCTGGACCTGTAGTAGAAGCATTCGGTTTAATAAAATTAGCTATAGGGGGAGCTCAAAAAGCTTTTGAACTTTTTAGTGGTATCATGGAAACAGACCCTATTATTTTAGCAATTACGGCTTTGATTGCAGCGGTAGTATTATTACGTGAAGCCTGGAAACATAATTGGGGAGGAATGCGAACTGACGTAATTAATATTTGGCATGATATTGTAAATGATTTTGAGTGGGGAAAAAATCATATAAGTACCGTTATAAAAGATATTTTAGAAATTATTGTAGGAATAGCTAACCCAGTTGTGGGCGTTGTTGAGTTAATAAGAGAAGCTTGGAAACATAATTTTTTAGGCATTAAAACGGATACTTTAAATACTTGGAAAGATATAAAAAGAGATTTTCATAATAGTATAAATGATATTAAAAATAGTGTTGATAATTGGTGGAATGATCAAAAGCAAGCATGGATAAATGGGTATAATTCTTTAAAAAATAGTGCGACTAACTGGTGGAATACTCAAAAAAATATGTATAAAAATCAATTACAAACTATTAGAGATACCTGGAATAAGTGTAAAACAGTTACAATTGAAGAATGGAATCATATTACTTCTAAAGTTTCTCATGCATTACATACTATTCTTACTGACATTGAAGATACTCCTTTTGCCCAAGGCGTTGCTCGTGTAACACATTCTATTGTTCATTTAATTACTGCTTGTAAAAATGCAGTTGTAGAAATTAGTGAAGCTTTAGTACATGCTGTAGTGAATAGATTAGAAGGTATGGGAAGAGAGGCCGAGCAAATTGGTGAAAATATTGCTAGTAGGTTTGAAAGACTTTGGAACAGAATAGCAACTGATACTGAAAATGCGATGGAAAGTATAAAAAATGCATTCGATAGAGGATGGAGTTCTCTATGTGGATGGTTTGAGGCTAATGTAGGACGACCAGCAGAATATGTTGGACAAATGCTCGAGAGATTTGGTAGCCATATAGAGTCAGGAATAAGCGAAGCAAGGCAAGTATTTGATAATGGATGGAGTTCATTGTGTGGGTGGTTTAGTGTAAATGTAGGGCATCCAGCAGAATATGTAGGACAAATGCTGGAAAGGTTTGGGAGTAGAATAGAGAGTGGAATACAAACTGCAACTAATAGTTTCGATAGTGGGTGGAATGCTTTATGTAGTTGGTTTGATGGAGCAGTAGAAGGACCAGTACACTCAGTAGAAAGTATGGGAAGTTCATTTGAAGGAACTATATCTAGCGTTATGTCATCAGTAAGTAGTGTATTTGAGAGTGGATGGAGTTCTTTATGTAGTTGGTTTAGTGGAGCAGCTAATGATATTGTATCAACTGTTAAAAATCTTGGGAGTTCAATGTGGTCTGCTGGTTCAGATATAATACATGATTTACTATCTGGATTAGCGAATGCATGGGGAGATGTAACAAGCTGGATTTCAGGGAAAATTAATGCATTAGCGAATAGTGTAAGTAATGCAGCTAGTCATATTGTAGGTGATATTACGAGTTGGGGAAATGATGGTTCTCATGCTACAGGATTAGCGTATGTTCCGTGGGATGGATATCGTGCTGAATTACATAAAGGCGAAATGGTTTTAACTGCTGAACAGGCGGAAGCTTATAAGCATGGGAATAATGGAACTGGTGGAGGAAATACATATAATTTCTATAGTCCCGAGCCAATAGATCCGTTTGAAGCAAAGAGACAAATGATAGATGCTAGTAGAAAATTAGCTAATGGATTTTACTAAGGAGGTAGATATGGAAGTACAATTAATCAATTTAGATACTAATGTATCTTTAACATTTGATACACAAAACTTTATTTTAAATGAGATAGTACACGATAATTGTGTAGTGCAACATAATACCTCCAAAACTATTAAACAGATAGGAGAATATGTTAAATCTACAAATGTTAATTCAAGAACTGTTAATATTACAGGAACTGCAATAGGTTAATCAGAGCTGGATTTAAGTAATAAGAAACAAATCTTATTAAACTTAACCAGCCCTTTTTCATCTATAAAAATAATTTTAGATAATAAGTTCACCCTTACAGGGAAGTGCCAAAGCTTAGTTAAGTGGGGAGTAGGACATGATAACAATAATAGATATTTTGTTAAGTTTTCTATAGATATATTAGCACCAAATACACTATGGTATGCTTTAGAGCCGACTACAGTTTCCTTAAGTCCTTATATTGATGAATTTAAGTTTCCTATTTCAATACCTGACAGTGGATTTATTTATGGGCATAAAGATACAGATACTTTAACTAATATATATAATGATTCAAATGTATCAGTTCCACTGCAATTTAATATTACAAGTTTATCAGCTGTCGAAACTCCTGTTATAACACGTATTCAAGATGGAAAGAAAATTCAAATTAATACAACAATAAATCCAGGAGATACACTGAATATTTGTACAGAATTCGGGAAAAAGTCAGTATTGTTAAATGGAGAAAATATAATTTCTAAATTTGATTTTGAAAATTCAAGTTGGTTAATGCTAATACCAGGATTAAATACATTTACTTATTCGTGTAATAATGCTGAAAATAGAGGGAATTTAAATATAGAAGTTACTTACACCCAATGTTACTGGGGGGTTTTTTAATGAATTTATTAGAAGAATTTTATATTACTATTTGGGACAATAACTTTAATATATTAGGAGTTATAGATACAATTGAAACCTTAGAAATAAAAAAATGTTTATCTAAAGCTGGAACATTTACTTTAACGGTACCACTTACTTTAGAATCAGTAAGTTTATTGAAAGTAGGAAATTTAATTACTACAAGTAACAATATAAGACCTGGTTATACATTAGAGCCTTATATAATTACATATAAGCAATTAAGTATTAATAGTAAAGGTGTAGAACAACTTGAGATACAAGGGAAAAGTTTATTTATATGGTTTAACCAAAGAGTTTTGACGCAAAATTATAATATGACAGATACTATTCCAAACATTATAAAAACTATTTTAATGAATGAATGTATAAATCCTAGAAATCCAAATAGGATAATTCCAAATTTGAATTTTACTACTTTAACGGAAATAACTAATAAAACTACTTTTTTACCACAAAGTCAGTATTCAACTGTGAGCAGCTCGATTACAAGTATATTACAAAGTCAATATATAGGAATACAAATTTTAATGTCACCTTATCAAAATGCATATATTATTGAATTATTTGTAGGGAAGGATTATAGCTTAGGAAATACAGAAGGGAATACTCCTATTATTTTTAGTTCTGATTTAAATAATATCATGGGTGAAAGTTTTACGCATAGTGTAGTTAATTTTAGTAATGTCGCATATGTGTATGGAACAGTAGATAATAAAAGTGAATTAATTATAACTGGTAATACAGAGACAAAAGGTTTAAATAGAGTTGAAATGGGAGTGGATGGAAGTAATCCAACATTAAATGGGGAACAATTTAATTTAACTTCCTCAAATTATCAAACTATAATGACTGCTGTTGGAGAACAAACACTAGCTAATTCAGAAATAACAAAAAATTTCGCAGGTAAATTAAATATGCATACAGATTTAAAGTATAGATTAAATTTCAATGTTGGAGACACTATTAGTTGTATTAATAAAGAATGGAATTTAAATGAAGATTTAGTTATTACAGAGGTAACAGAACAATTTAGTGTACAAGGAAATCAAATAACATTATCTTTTGGTTATCCTTTACCTACACTTTTAGAAAAAATAAATTTAAATTATTAGGAGGTAATGATGGCTCAATATTCAAGTTTTTTTAATGCTAATTTAGTTAATGGATCTTATGATAGAACATACAATGCTAGTGATTGGGCGGCTTATTTTTCTAGTTTTTTAGGAAATGGAGTCGCTTTTAATCCTTCAACAACATTACAAGTTCAAGCGGGAACAGGAATGCAAGTAATTATTTCTCCTGGAGTAGCATTCATAAATGGTTATCGTTATTCAAATACTACGCCGCTTACTATAAATATTTCAACTGCTAATGAAACTTATACTAGAATTACGAGTATAGTATTAGAGTTAAATTTAACTAATAGAAATATTACCTGTTTTGCTATTGATGGCGTTCCAAGTAATAATCCAGTGGTACCACAATTAATACAAACCAGTGGTATATATCAACTGCAATTAGCTACTATAACAGTCCAAGCGGGTGTATCTCAAATACTTCAAAGTAATATAATAGACACTAGAGCTGATTCTAGCGTATGTGGATATATAGAAGGATTATTTGGTCAAAATGACCATGCAGAATTAGAAAAACAAATTTCACAGATAAATACAAATATAAGTAACTTACAAAATGATAGTTTAACAGCCAATAGTTCACCAACTTTATCAAATGATTGGACATTTGAAGAAGCAGAGAATTTACAATTTGAAAATAGTAATGGAAATGTGACAGTAGGAATGCAGATTAACCAAGACACATTTATGCTATTTAATAATGTAACTAATAATGCAATGTTTGATGTTACTCCAGTTAGTACAGGAACTGATACAGTAAATTGGAATTGCAATATGAATTTTGCATATGGGTTAACTATAAATAGCAATAACATGTTTCCTATAGGACCAGATATACAAAATCAAAATACAACAATAAATGGAATAGAGTTTACATATAGTTTGAATTATTATCTAGTAAATGGCACAGGAGCAACAGTTGAAAATGGTGAGTTTAATACTATGTTTGGGATTTTAGCATTAAACCTTACACCTCAATCAAGCGGGAACATTTGGGGGCAAGTAATACAATTACCAGGTAGTCCATTAGCTGATATTTATCAGTTTCAACTTACCCCATTAGATACTTCCCAAACAGTTGTGATAGGAAGTATGAGTAATGCTTCTAGCCTTCAAATTTGGTTGGTGTCTGGAAATAATTTTGCCGTCACTCAAGGAGAGACTATTTATTTAAGAGCATTAATTACAAATTAAACTTTGGAAAGGAAGAATATATGAATAGATATATATTAGTTAATAATGAATTAAAAATTGTAGGATTCACAAGTTCAAATGAGATTTTTAAAGATAACAGCGAGTATAATCCTGATACACGTATAAAAATGATTTCAGAAGAAATATATAAATATTTGATTGAGCAATCAAAAAATAATGAATTATATTAATAGAAGAACAAAATAAGAAAATCACAAATTTAATTATATCAAATTTTAAATTAGTTCCTATTATACGAAAAAAAGTTATCTCAAAAGAAGAAGCATTAGCTAAAGGTATTATGGATACTACACTAAAAGAAATACAGTTAGCTGGACAAACTAAAGGATTAGCTATGGGAATCTTATCAAACTCTTTAACATCAGAAAAGTTAAGTAAACAAATAGATGCACTTTCAAAAGCATTATTTGAAATATCATTAAAAAAATAAATTTAAAATAAGAAAGAGGTAATAATATGAGTTTTGAAACAATACAAGAATTTTATCAATTAGGATTATGGGATGCGCAACAATTACAACAATTAGTACAAGCTGGCGGATTAACAACAGAACAATATGAACAAATTACAGGGCAATCCTATCCAGTACCAGCAGTTAAAAAAGAAACAGATACTATACATTCACAAACACAATCAACTATAGATACAGGGGTAGCACAAGGTTAATGGAAGAATTTAAAGAAACTTTAAAAGATCATGAAGATAGAATACGTTCTTTAGAGAGTAGCAATATTAAGCTTGGAGATAAATTGTCTAATTTATGTGATAAGTTAGATAATTTAATTGCAGCTTTGAAATGGCTAGGAGTAACTTGTGTAGGAGCGATTCTATCTGTATTAATATTCATAATAGAATTACATTTAAAATAAAAAATAAAAGGAGAGTTAAGTATGAGTAAGATTGTTTGTACTAAAATTATGAAGGATGGAGTAGACATTAAGTCTATTCTTTCTTTATTACCTTCAAGAATTTCTACATATATATATAGTAATGAGAATGGAGCATGGATTCAGACAGATACACTAGAAGAAGATATGTATAATATATGTAATCAACTACTTGGAGATTGGGCATATATTCCTAGTGAATCATTGAATTATGCATATGGAACAGCAATATCTTCATGTGGGTTGAATATAAGAGCTGAGAGTAATGAGAACTGTGATATTGTTGGGGTATTAGATTTTGGCCAAAGATTTAAAATCCAAGGTGCAACAAAAGATTGGTATCATATTTCTCAACCAGTTGAAGGTTATGTGTATAAAGCATATACACAAGTTTCACAAACTCCTTCAACAGTTTCAGAAGATTTAATTAAGTTTACTGCATCATGGGAAGGATTCAGTTCAACACCATATAGAGATGCTGGTGGAAATTGGACAGTAGGATTTGGAGATTGTACCTATAATGAAAAGCCTCAATCTGTAACATATCAACAAGCTTTAAATATGCTAACTACAACATTAAATAATTTAGCTCAACAAATTTCAAATTCACTAGGAAAATATAATTTAACACAATATCAATTAGATGCTTTAGTTGATTTTGCATATAATCTAGGATTTGGAGCATTAATGGGTAGTGATTTAGTAGCTAATTTTGAAACTTGTGATAATAATTCAGTGATTGAACCAGACTTTACTGCATGGAGTTATTGTGATGGAACAGAATTAGAAGGATTATATAGAAGAAGAGTAGCAGAATCTCAAATGTTTTTGTTTAATCAATATAATAATAATTAATAGATTAGGAGTGAAAGATATGATAAATTTAAATTCAAATATGATTATAGAAAGTTCTGAAATAATTGTTACTATTATTGCAGTAGCTTTAAGTCATTTTAAATTAACAGGATCATTAAAGAAGCATATTAATAATGTAGTAAAAGAAATTCCTACAATAAATAAAACAATTAATAGTGTAGAAAAAACAGTAGATTTAGGAAGTAATATAGTTGAGGACTTAAATCCAGCAGATGCGGCAGAGGTTGAAGCAATAAAAAAAATAATAGATGTAGCTGCAACGACTATTGATGATGTAACTTCTGCTAATTATTCAGAAAAAGCAGATATATTAAGAAAGATAGTGTCAGAATTAATTAAAGAGTTTAAAATAAAGCAAACTCATAATGAGGAAAGATTAGTAGACGAACATATTATAAAAACTTTAAATAAAAAGTTAGTTCCAGCAGGATAATGATGGCCCTCTTAGGAGGGCTTTATTTTTTTGCACTAAAAAAGGTCCCATGTACTGGGACCTGGAGGAACATTAAAACATCAGAACTCCCATTAGAAAAAAGGTGTTAATTAATATCTATGGTGAACTTTAACTTCAACTTTTAAATGCCTCTTACCTTTAGAAGAATGTTTTTTAGTTCTTTTTCTTCTGTGAGAAGCTTTCTTAGTATGATGTTTAACAGTTGAACATCTTCTAGTTCTTCTTCTAGCCATATTAACACCTCCTTTCTATACTAAGGAGTATAAATAAATTATATCATTAAATTACTATTATATTTAGCACACTTTCAGCACATTTATTAGCATAACATTTAGTATATAAAATGACACAATTATAACACAACGTAACACAACATTTAGAAAAAAATAAGATATACACAAAGTTGAAAATCTATTTTAAAGTGTGATTATTACTTGCTTTAAGTATTTAAAAAAATATAAATAAATATGAAAAAATAATAGACCGCAGAATTGGACA